AGGTATGAATATAGATACTGAATTTAACGTAGGAGATAGCGTATGCTATCTGAGCGGGGATAACATTATCCATACAACTATAAGCAAAATAATCATCGAAATATCCTATGCTGATGATAATTTCTTTATGGTTTATAAGCTGTCAGATGGACTTAGTGTACCCAGAAACAATTATCCCAAATGGGATAAAAGACTTTTCAAAGACAAAGAGAGTTTGATAAAATATTTATCTGAATCATAACTACTAAAGAATATGAATATGGAACCATTGATAAGATTGGTGGGATTAAAGGGGTGCAGTGGTGATACTTATGCTTATTTTTCCCGTGATAAAGAAAATGTGAAAAAAGCGTTGGAATTGGGGATAGCCTGTACCGGAGCGGACGATAACGGAGCCTTTAACATATATTTTAATGACTCTGAGGAACTTTGTTGTGAGTATATGAGATATTGTGTTACCAAAGAGTTTAAAAAAGCCGCTTCTATTGAAGAGGCTGTTGAATGGATGGATCAACTAATGAACTAAAAATTAAATAGAAATGAAACAAAAGAAATTACATATATCTTTTGACTTAGTATAATTGGCAAAACGAAAAGTACAAATTTTCAAAACGAAAGAGGATGTAAATTAAACTGTGTCAGCAAAGAATAAAATATTAACTTTGCTAACACAGTTTTTTGGGGCACTATAAAATATTTTGTGTAAATGGAAAATACGGGATTCAAGTTTGAGTCTCGTATTTTTTATTTTATAGATTTGCAAAATGAAGAAGATTATGAAAGAAAAGAATCAAGTAGTGCCCGATGAGGTGTTAAGCAAGGAGTTCCTTAGCCAGTTCAAGACAGAAGCGGATGTGAGCAAGTTTCTGAAACAGTTGCATGCCCAGGTGCTGGAGAAGATGCTTGAAGGCGAAATGGATGCCCATTTGGGCTATGAAAAGAATTCTGTGACAGGGAACAATACCGGCAACTCCCGGAATGGCAGTTATCCGAAGAAAATCCAGACCGAACATGGAGAGTCTGTCATTTCTATTCCACGTGACCGTAACGGCCAGTTTGAGCCGATAGCAGTGCCCAAACATGAAAGTCGTGGACTTTATAGATAAAAGGATCAGCTATATACAATTCAGTACTGTCCGTTGTTTTTAAAGGATTCTCATAACACCTTAACTTCCTATCCGATATTTGATGACAAGAAAACAAAAAAACACTCGACAATACAAGCATCGTTTGATAAAAAAACTTCATATAAATGTTATTTTTGCAAAATATCCAGTAAATGTACTTCTATTTTTCTAATAACAAAACTATTTCCGATTCCTTTTTAAATGAACCCTAATCACATATTTGACAAACTACCGCTAAACTGAAAATTTAGCGGTAGTAGTTCACCAAATCCTATAATATCCCCCAATCCCTACATATGGAGATAAGCCATTTCGGCCAATCCCATAACCGGCCGTGATGCCTATTCCCCAGCGACGGGATGACTGCCGTTTTGTTATAGACATTGTCTTTCGAAATATATCAATACTATCGAGTGAAGGATTATATCCAGACACCCAAGCATGATAATCGTCCGTCAAGTATTCTTTCTGTGTGATCCTGATCGGAACAAAGATCGGCTCTCTCACTGTATCTCCCTCGAGTGTAATGTAGATGGGAAACATCTCCGGCACTGTCTGAATTACTGTTTCGTAGACAGGATAAGGGATGCTATCTCGAATCGTGTCACGATGGATAACAGTATCTGTTTTTTGGACAAAATCGATCTCTGCCCTCTTTGTACATCGGCCGGTCAGAAAACTGAGAAAACAAAGAATCAAAATCTGTATTACATGCCAAGTTTTCATGATTAATATTTCATAGCCATACCCATATTTGGATGCCGCCCGGATATGAAAAAGGCGGTAAATCTCTTAACTTGAAATTACCGCCCTATGATGATATGAAATAATTACGCTATTCTAAATCTATGACATCATGTAACGCCATGACTTTGTAAGCTGCAATTTTTCCATTTACAGTTAGTAAAACTACATCAACTAGATATGCTTTCTTTGTTGGGTTTGAATCTGAATGAAGTATCATTTCTTTTAACTCATCTGTTTCAAACACAACTGCCATTTTATTTTTAGATATAGCATCAATCACAGCCATGTTTCCTTTATCAGTCTCCATATCACTACGCATTTGGTATATGGTCATCAATTGCCTTGAATACATATCTGTAACAGGCTGAACGGATTTAATGGATTTAATTTCCTTTTCCAACTGGTTTTGAGCACTATTACCTTCTTGGAAGTTAAATGTGCAGTTGTAATATATATTGCTTTTATCTCCCTTATTGATGGCTCCGATTGTCGTAATCCCATTATTATCACCGGCTGTAACCAATGCGAGGTCTTTGAAATTTTTACATTCATTCAAATCTAAATCAGGCTTTAGCCCAACACCTTTCGTAAAGAAATCCAACACATTCTTGATGTAAGATGAAAATTCAAGAATGATGTTCATATTTTCTATAAACGGAAGTATTCCAGCTGATGCTATTTCACAAAGGATTATATCAATGCATCCTTCCTCTATCTTTTCTACATAAAGTTTGGATTTAGCAGCTTCTTTGCAATCCCCATTTTTCTTTGCAAATAAAGAAAAAAGATTTCCAATTGCATTCAAAGAAGTCACAAACTCTGATATTTCAATTGGCTTCGAATGCTCAATATGAAACAATATGGCATCCACGTTATTCTTTTGCTCCATCATCTTAACTCAATAAATACAATACAAAAATACAAATTTTAAATACTTGATCAGATCAATTATGTATGCTATAAATCATAATTCGGTAATTCCAACAATTCAAAGAGCGCTTCTAGGGACAAGAGCTATAGCATCTCCCACCCCGCAATAATATCACTCATCTCCGCCTCCCGTCCATTCTCCACCCGGCTCATTCCGGACACAATACGGATCATCTGCTCACGGTCGTTCACATTGATCGAATCATCAGCTGGAATTCCGGCATAATCAGATACAGCCATAATGTAGGCTTCCGTATGGTTATTATCCTCCGGTGGGGCCCAACGGGTAATCAGCTTACGGATAGTGTCGAGCTTGTAATTTTTGAAGTAGTTAGACAATATTTTAAACATAGCCCGGTATCCGTAAGCCATTGTTGTAAATTGCTTAAACGACTTATCCTTGCTTGGACGGATTTCTCCCTGAAACAAATCATCGTTAATCCGGATATTTCCGGGATTATTATTTCTTAAACCTCTTGGTAAATTATTCTTTTTCATTTTTATCCTCCTATTATTAATACCCATTCTGCGGTTCACGATCACCGCATTTCTTTCTCTCACATCTTTTCATGGCAAGTTCAAGCTTGACATCCGAATAGCTCTCTTTCAAAGTAAAAAGCTCATCCTGTACCTGTCGAAGCCTTCCGGTTTGTTCTACAAAGCGTTCTTCTTTTTCTGATAGCTGTTTTTGCAGGAACTCGTTATACTCACGTAAAGCCTTGAACTCCTCTACATCGGCATGGGCATCCTCGATACGCGCATTCGTTTTCCGGTTCGTATAGAAGCTAATCCCCCATTTTATCGCCTCGAATCCTCCCAATGTTCCGATGATTGTCAGGATGTCAGTTAATTCTACATTCACTTTACACCTCCTTCTGTTTTATTTGATCATCTTTGTTACGAGTTTTTTTCATTGCCATAAGGCAGTGTTTGTTATTTCTCCGCCTCCGGCCTGTGATAGATGGGAGGCGGATTTTTATATTATTCGCCCGGTTACTCCTCTTTTAGCGGTTCATCCAAAATTTTGACATACGTCGGCATCGTGAACTCAGAGAACATGCCGTTGCGATCTATGAAGTCAACACGTTGTTTGAGGTATTGAAGTTCTTCGTCTGTTAAAACGATATCTGTTGTTTCCGTTATGGCCGCTGCATCGGTAAACCCTATATTGATTTGCCCGCTTCCCATATCTTTGATAACGATACGCTTCTGATCAACCTCCGAGATCGCGATCTTACTGTCTATCGATACTTTCAGTTCCATGTTTTTTCTCGTGTCAAACTGTGGTAACACGGTGTTGAGTATTAATACTCTGTCTTTTAATGTCAGTTCCATACTTTTATTTTAATGATGTTATTGTCAAAAGTTCTTGTTAAACAAGTACCATGTTTGATTAATATATGCGAATGTAGCGCAATCGCCTTTACGCATATCAAGAGTTATCGAGTCTCCGTTTTCATTTACTAACGGAGTATTTGTGTCTTCGGGTCGTACACATATCGCATCAGTTGCGTGTCTCGAAACTATTACATGTATGAATATGACAGAATTATAACCGATTTCACTCCAGGAATCTCCATAATCGTTGTAAACAGTTCCCATTTTACTTGAGACAGTATTTCGAGAAGGTAGATAAACGTTAATATATGACGTTGGTTGAAAGAGATAGGTATCCATATAACCTATATCGTTTATAATCGCATTAGTCTTTGCCCCCGGTCTGACATATCTTGCGGTCGATATCGCACCATTCAGTCTTAACCCCCCATTGCAAAATAATGCGTAGTTGCGATAGCCACCATTAACATTTATCACAGCGCCATAATTTATATCGTTGTGATTAGTTGCATACTCAAGGCGCATCAAAGCACTTGTTCCCCCAAGCGTAGACGGCAAG